AGGACGCCTCCTCCCGGGGGAAGCGCCAAAGGGGCCACCGGCACAAGTGCCGATGGCCCCTTGGTGGGGACCCGGGTGGGTCTAGGAGGTCTTGCCCCGACGCCGCGTCGGCTTCGCCAGCGAGAACCGCTTGGGTGCCTCCTGGGTCTTCGCCGCGACCCCATCGGTGGCCAGCTTCTCCAGGGCGTTGTTGACGGCGCCGCTCGACCGGCCCAGCACCTTCGCCACCGCGGAGGGGCTGTGCTCGCCGCGGTTGTCGCGGAGGAAGGTCTCGACCATCCCGCGCAGTTCGCCGGACCCGAGCCGACCGGTGGCGGTGGCGGTCTTGCCCGGGGTCTTCCGCGCGACCGGCGTGGCCTTCTTCGCGGGGGCCTTCTTCGCGGGGGCCTTCTTCGCGGTGGCCTTCTTCGCGGGGGCCTTCTTCGTCGCCTTCGTGGCCCGTGTGCGGGTAGCCACCTGCTTGGCGGCGACGGCCACCTCGGCGGTCGGGACGGGCTTGGTCTCGGTGGACGTGTCCATTGGTTCGCTCCTCTGTTCGCCGGACCCCTGTGGCCCTTGGCGCACGACGACAGTAACTCTGCTCGGCGGGAGCAGGATGGGAGTTTGGATGATCGAGCCGACTCCGTTTCACGAGCTGCACCTGACTCGTGAACCGGTCGCCGCGCTGCACACCTACCACCGGAACCCGCGGCGCGGGGACGTGTCGGCGATCCACCAATCGCTGCTGGTGAACGGGCAGTACCGCCCCCTGGTGGTCAACCGCGGCACGCACACCGACCGGCCCAACGAGGTGCTCGCGGGGAACCACGCCCTGCTCGCCGCCCGGCAAGCAGGATGGTCCGACGTTGCCGTCTGCTGGGTTGACGTGGACGACGAACGGGCGGCCCGCATCGTCGCCGCCGACAACCGCACCGCGGACCTGGGCGAATACGACGACCAGATGTTGGCCGACCTGCTGGCCGACCTGCCAGACCTCGACGGCACCGGGTACGAGGCCGACGACCTCGACGCCCTCGCTCGGCTCCTCGATGACGGCCAGCCGGTCACCGGCAACACCGATCCCGACGAAGCCCCAGAGCCCCCGGTCGAGCCCCTCAGCGCAGTGGGCGACGTGTGGCTGCTGGGCGACCACCGCCTCGTCGTCGGGGACGCCACCGACCCGGCCACCTGGGAGGCCGCCCTGGACGGGCAGCGGGTGGATGCGCTCTGGACCGATCCGCCGTACGGCGTCTCCTACGTCGGCAAAACCAGCGACGAGCTACGGATCGAAAACGACACCATCTCCGCCGACAGCCTCACCCAGCTCCTCGACGCCACCTTCGACCACGCCCTGCGGCACAGCAACCTGGGCGCGTGCTGGTACGTCGCCGCACCACCGGGGCCACTGTTCCTCACCTTCGCCACCGTCCTCGAACGGCTAGGCGTGTGGCGGCAGACCCTGACCTGGGTGAAGGACCAGTTCGTCTTGGGCCGGTCCGACTACCACTACCGGCACGAGCCGATCCTCTACGGCTGGGCCCCGGGCGGAGCACACCGCCCGCCACCGAACCGCACCCAGGACAGCGTGCACGAGGTGGCCCGCCCCAGGGCGAGCCGGGACCACCCGACCATGAAGCCCGTCGAGCTGATCGAGAGACACCTCGGGAACTCAACCGAACCTGGCGCGCTCGTCGTGGACCCCTTCGCCGGGTCCGGGTCAACGCTCATCGCGGCGCACCGCATCCGCCGCAGAGCAGCACTCATCGAGATAGATCCCCGCTACGCCGATGTGACCTGTCGCCGGTTTCAGGAACACACCGGCATCCACCCCGTCCATCTGGCGAGCAACGAACCGCGTGACTTCACTGCCGCCGCCACTCCCATCCCGGAGGTCGTGCCATGACCAGCCGCAAGGCGTCCTACGATCCGCAGCTTGCCGCCAAGGTGCTGAACCTGCGTCGGGCCGGGGTCCAGTTCGACGCAATCGCGGATCAGCTTCAGCTCACCCCGCGGGCAGCCAAGGCCCTCTTCGACAAGGCCCTCGGCTCGCACGACCCGAAGTTTCAGCGTGCCCTGGAGTCCGACCGGCTAGACCGGCTTCACGCCGCTGTCTGGCCCCGGGCACTCAAGGGCGACCTGGACGCATTGGACCGGCTGCTGCGGATCAGCGAGCGCCGGGAGCGCGTCGCGGCTACCCCGAAGCTGAACACCCACGAGCTGCGTGACGCCTTCGATGCTTCGGTGGACTCCTCACCCCAGGTGGGCGTCATGGACAGCGCCCTCGTCGCCTCGGGTCGGAGGATCGCGGAGCGGGTGGATGAGGCGGTGGCCACCGGGGAGGGGCAGGAACTCACCAAGGCCCTGTATCTGATCCCGCACATGACCAACGTGCTGCGGGAGCTGCTGGCCACCCCGGCGTCCCGCAAGGCCGCGGAGGCGAGCGCCCCGCCTGCACCGCCGAGGGACGGGAAGCTGGCCCAGCTCCGCGCCATCCAAGGTTCCCGACAGACGGGGTAGCCGGTGGCGGTCATCGGGTGCGAACAACCACGCATCTACACCCCGCCGCTCCGTGACCTCACCCCGGAGACCTCCCTCGGGTTCTCGGTGATCCAGTTCGCCGAGGAAGTCCTAGAGGTAGAGCTACTGCCCTGGCAGCGTTGGCTTCTGATCCACCTCCTGGAGTTGCGGGAAGACGGGATGCCGCGGTTCCGCACCGTTGTCATCCTGGTGGCCCGCCAAAACGGCAAGTCCACCATCAGCCAGATCATCGCCCTGTGGTTCATGTACGTGTACGGCGTGCCCCTGGTCATCGGGACCGCACAGGACCTGGACGTGGCCGAGGAAATCTGGCAGGGCGCGGTGGACCTCGTGGAGGAGACTCCCGAGCTGGACGAGCTGAAACGCCACGTGATCCGGGTCAACGGCAAGAAGTCCCTCGTGCTCACCACCGGGGAGCGGTACAAGGTCAAGGCCGCCAACCGCCGCGCAGGCCGTGGCCTAACCGGTGACCTGATCCTGCTGGACGAGCTGCGCGAGCACCAGTCGTGGGACGCCTGGGGGGCGATCACCAAGACCACCATGGCCCGCGCCATGGCCCTGATCCTGGCCATGTCCAACGCCGGTGACGCCTCGTCCATCGTGCTCAGGTACCTACGGAAACTGGCCCATGCGGCACTGGGTGACCCGGACGGTATCAACGCAGAGGACGACGAAGACCTCGTCCTACCCAGCGAGGACGAGTTGGGCGTGCTAGACGCTGACGACGACACGCTGGCCATCTTCGAGTGGTCGGCCCCACCCGGGGCCCGCCTGCATGACCGGGACGGATGGGCCCAGGCCAACCCCGCCCTGGGATACCTCATCCACGAACGCACCATCACCGCCGCCGTCCGTACCGACCCGGAATGGATCTTCCGGACCGAGGTCCTGTGCCAAGAGAGCGCCGGAACCCTGGAGGGCCCGTTCCCCCCAGGAGCGTGGGAAGCATCGGCAGACCTCAACAGCGCAAGGGCTCCCGCGGCGCCCGTGGCCTTGTGCATCGACGTGTCCTGGGACAGGTCCATGAGCTGGATCGGGTTGGCCTCCACCCGGGAGGACGGCCTGTACCACGTAGAAGTCATCGCCCGCCGAGCTGGCACGGAGTGGTTGGTCCCGTGGCTCACCAGCCCGGACCGGTCCGAGGACGTGACCAAGGCCCCCATCGCACTCCAGGCCAAGGGGGCCCCCGTCTCCTCCATCGTCAAGCAGCTCAGGGACGCCAAGCTCAACGTCGTGGAGTGGGGTGGCTCCGGGCTGGGGGCCGGGACCGGCACGTTCTATGACCGGGTCCGGGCCGCGGTCGGGGAGGGCGGCAGCAACGTGCAGCTTCGACACCGCGATCAACCGGCGCTCAACCTGGCCGCCGCCACCGCCTCCACCCGGCCTGTCGGGGATGCCTGGCTGTGGGACCGCCGACGTTCACCTGCCGACGTGTCCCCCCTCATCGCGGTGACCGGGGCCCTGTGGTGCCTGACCCACGCCATGCCCCGCAAGAGCGCCTACGCCAACCGACGATTGGAGGTCTTCTGATGGGTCTGTTTGACCGGTTCCGGAAGACCCAGGCCTATACCGGCACGTGGGCCAACGAGGGGCGTGAGTATTACGGGTCCTGGCTCCTGTCCAATGAGGAGTACCAGCGCATCCTGGGGATGGACCCTGCCGAGATGTGGCGCACCCAGCCTTACCTCCGCACCGTCGTCACGTTCCTGGCCCGCAACATTGCCCAGCTCGGTCTGCACGCCTTCCAGCGTCAGGGGGAGGACGACCGGGTCCGGGTCCGGGACGGCATCGCAGACACGTTGACGCGCCCCAACCGGGCCACCACCACGTACGAGCTGATCTACGGCCTCGTAGCTGACCTTGCCCTCTACGACCGCGGGTATTGGCTGCTGTCCGATGACCGGGAGAACCGGCTGTCCAGGCTGCCGGTGGGGTGGGTCAGCTCCCGGGGTGGGGATGCCTTGGGGCCGAAGGAGTACGTGGTCCGGGTCAACGACAAGGGCGATGCCGTTATCATCCCCGCCGATCAGATTATCGCCTTCCACGGGTGGTCCCCTCTGGCCGTGGGGGTGGGGTCAACTCCCGTGTCCGCATTGCGGGAGCTGTTGGCCGAGCAGGTCCAGGCCGCCCGGTACCGGGAGATGGTGTGGCGGCGCGGCGGCAAGGTGGGGGCCGTCCTCAGTCGTCCCCCCGATGCTCCGGACTGGTCTGACGAGGCCCGTACGCAGTTCAAGAAGGACTGGGAGTCGAGGTTCACCGGGTCCGGTTCTCAGGTTGGTGGCACGCCGCTCCTGGAGGACGGCATGACCCTGAGCCGCGTGGACTTCTCGGCCCACGAGATGCAGTTCATCGAGGGCAGCCGACTGGCCCTCAACACCGTGGCCTCGGTGTACCACGTCAACCCCACCATGATCGGCCTGCTCGATAACGCCAACTACTCCAACGTGCGGGAGTTCCGCCGCATGTTGTACGGGGACACCCTCGGCCCCATCCTGGCGCAGATCGAAGACCGCCTTAACACGTTCCTGGTACCCCTACTGGATGCACGGGAGGGCGTGTACGTGGAGTTCAACATCGAAGAGAAGCTCCAGGGCAGCTTCGAGGAACAGACCGCCGCCCTCCAGTCCAGCGTCGGTCGCCCGTGGATGACGGCCAACGAGGCCAGGGCCCTGAGGAACATGCCCGCGGTGGACGAGGGGAACTCCCTGGTCACCCCCCTTAACGTGCTGGTCGGTGGACAGGCGTCCCCCCGTGATACGGCACCACCCCCCGAGCTGACCCCCGCCGCGTCCCGGGAGGCGACCAGCCGGAAGGGCCGCCTGTACCTCCTGAAGGCACGTAGCACGGACGCGGAGACGGAGATGGTCTCCCAGGTGCTCCGTAAGTTCTTCACCCGGCAGCGGGCCGCTGACAGGTACGCCCGGGGTGGGGAGTGGGACGGGGACCGGTGGGACCGCGAGCTGGCCGGGGACCTGCACGCCGTGGCCCTGGCGGTCACCGAACGGCTGGGGAAGGCCGAGGCCGAGGCCCTGGGGTTCACCCCGGACGAGTACGACGTAGACGCCACGGTGAACTTCCTCCAGGAGGTCACCAAGACGCGGGCCGCCAACATCAACCGCACCACGAAGGCCCAGCTAGACGAAGCCCTGGACGACGAGGACGGGGACCCCGCCGCGGTCTACGAGAAGGCCGAGACCTCCCGGGCGTCCGGGATCGCAATAGGTACGGCCACGTGGTTGGCCGGGTTCGCCACCCGTGAGGCCGCCCAACAGATCGCCTACCGCCACGACGTGGAGCCGAGCAAAACGTGGGTGACCGGGCCCAAGCCGCGTCCGGAGCACGCCGCCATGAACGGGGAGACCGTGCCCCTCGGTGAGCCGTTCTCCAACGGCCTGGACTGGCCCGGGGATGCGGACGGGGACGTGGACGACGTGGCCGGGTGCAACTGCGCCCTCCAGATCAACCTCTAACGCGCACTCCCAATCGTCGGGCGTCCGCGCTCCCATCCGTCGCGCTTGGACGTTCCGAGCGGACTAATCACCCCCCACCGCGGAGGACAGTCATGCCCAACCTCAAGACGCTGCCTGCACGGGTCAAGGCCGCCGACGACACCGGCAACGGCCTCGTGGAGGCCCTGGTGGCCACCTACGACCTGGACTCCAGCGGCGACCGCATCGTCCCCGGCGCGTTCACCAAGTCCCTGGACGACTGGACCGCCTCCGACGCCCGTATCCCCTTCATCTGGTCCCACATGCACAACGACCTGGACGCCTACCTCGGCGAGGTCGTGGAGGCCAAGGAAACCGACGAAGGCCTGTGGGTCAAGGCCCAGATCGACATGGACGATCCCAAGGCAGCCAAGGCCTTCCGCCTCATCAAGGGAGGCCGGGTCCGCAACTACTCCTTCGCCTACGAGGTCGTGGACGGCGGCCCCGACGAGGAGAAGGGCGACGGGGAGAACCTGCTGCGGGAGCTGAAGCTCTACGAGGTGGGCCCGTGCCTGATCGGGATGAACCAGCAGACCCGAACGCTGGTGGCCAAGGCACACACCAAGGAAGCCGTCTCCGACAAGCCGTGGTCCGACTTCCCCGACAGCGCCTTTGACGATGAGCAGTACGCCCGGTCCTGCATCCTCGACCGCGGCGAGGACGCCGGGACAGCCAAAGAGCGGTACGGCCTCCCGTGCCGGGAGCCGGACGGAACGCTCAACCGCAACGCCTGCCACGCCGCAGCCTCGGCCCTGGCCGGTGGCCGTGGTGGCCCGGACGCCACCGACGAGCAGAAGGCCAGTGCGGCCAGGAAGCTGCTCACCTACTACACCGAGTCCCTGGACGAGGACCCCCCCCGATGCCATCCGTGAACTGGCCGGGGACGGGGCGTCTGAGGACGACGAGGAGGACGACGAGGAGTCGTCCACCCCCATGAGTTCCCGCCCCTCTGTGGGCGAGAAGGCGGGCCGTGTGTTGTCCGCCAAGAACGAGGCCGATTTGCGCACCGCAGCGGACCTCGTGATTGGCGTCCTCGCGCAGCTCGACCGAGACCAGGAGAAGACCAGCGACACCGGTCCGGCCACGGACAAGGAGCCCCCTGCCAAGGGGGCCACGGCCAAGGAGCCCAGCCGAGTAGCGCCCGTCAATCGCCTGGCAGCCGAACTATCCGTCATCGAAATGGAAGGAGGGCGGGCGCAATGAATCTGCATGAGCAGCGCGCCGCCGCCGTCAAGGCTGCCCGGGACATTGTGGACCGGGCCAAGGCACAGAACCGCGACCTGACCGCCGAAGAGGTCACGGAGGTTGAGACCACGACCGCCAAGGTGGCCGACCTGGACAAGCAGATCAAGGGTCGGGCACTCGTGGACTCCGTGATGGCTCTGACCACCACCGAGGCCGCCCCGGAGGGGGAGGGCAAGCAGGCCAAGACCCTGGGCGAGCACTTC